AAGATAGGAGGGCTGTATATCCAGACATGAATCTATATCAAGAGATAATATTATTAACATCATTCGCACCTTTAAAATGTAAATATGTTGTAGAGAACGTTAAGCCATACTATGACCCATTAATAAAATCACAAGAAGCCGGCCGTCATTTGTTTTGGAGTAACTTTTTTATATCTAATTATTCAAGTAAGAAAATATTTTGTGTTACTAAAGAAAGTATTACAAACTTACAGAAACACTATAACATTGATGTGTCTAATTGTGTAGGTGTTGAAAAAAGAAAGATTATGCGTAACTGCGTAGACCCCAAACTTGGACTTCACATATATAACTGTGCCTTTAGAGATGTACAAATGGAAATAGAATGAACAACGAAACCGACCTACAATACTACATAAACGATGATCTTAGAAAGCTAGGTATCATGCATTATCATCGTAAAAACAGCGGAGGCGGTAAAAGGGTTACTGCTAACATATTCAAGCTTGGTATAATTAAAATGGCATGGCCCGATTTAACGATATATCCACGGCTTGGTAAGGCTGTTTTTGTAGAGGTCAAATGGGAACACGATAAACTTAGTACAGAGCAAGAAGCATTTTTAGGATGGGCACTCGATAACGGTTATCCTTTTTATACTGTAAGATCCGTGCTAGAATGGGAAGCTGTTAAACGTTTGGAGGATATATGATGACATTGGATTTAGTTCTAACATATTACTGGTATGATGAAATATTGTCTGGTAGAAAAATAGTAGAGTATAGAGAGGTAACACCGTACTGGATAAAAAGAATACTTAACAAAAGAGATAATATTTATAAGGTTATTTTTAGAAGAGGCTACACTAAAACGTACATAGAAAAAAAGGTAGACAGAATACATATCTGATCATGTCCCTATAGCGGATGGGATGATAAATACATTCAAATATATTTTAGTTAGGCGGTTAATGTGAGTTATTATAAAGCATTACTACAAGAAGCTATTCAGCTATTAAAAGAGATCGCTGAAAATATGTCAGCTGGTTATTACCCAGAACTATATAAGAGGATTAAAAAGTTTGTCAACGATAACAATGGTTTATAATTTAAACAAGTGCCGGGGGGATTCCAAAAAGATAGAGCGGATCGAACTATCCGCAATTCCCCCGGTTATTTTTAAACAAGGATATAATATGAATGTTAATATTATCTGCTGTATGTGTAAAAAGAAGATAGGATCTCAAGACACCGGGAACAGTGTGCTGATTGGAGATAGTCATGGCCTATGCTTTATGTGCTACTTCAAGACAATACACCAATTAAGTGTAAGATCTCAAATTAAATTAATAGCGTTGTTATTCTTGCATCACATTAGAAGATTATTTATAGGGAGATAGTATGATCGATAAATCATACCAGATACAGGAGACCCAAAAGGAAGTATTCGGCCGGGCCCGGTGGAGGTGTGAAAATTGTGGAATGAGATTATCGCACCCAAATTCTAATTCTCAGTTAGCACATCGGATCAAGAAGAGCAAAGCTAATATCAAAAAATACGGCAAAGAGATTATACATCATCCTTTGAATATGAAAGCGGTTTGCGGTTTAGAATGTAATGCAGTATTTGATCTTGGACATAATGAGTATGCTATTGAAAAGCTCGTTAGTGAGATTATAAGAGAGATCAATAAATGAAACCAGATATCAATTTTTATAACTGTGATTGTATGGACCACATGGCAAAGTGTGAAAATAACAAGTACGACCTTGCTATTGTTGATCCTCCATATGGAATACAGGGTGCTAATTTAACGGGATTTAAAAAAAAGAACATACAGCATGAACAACATGAGAAGTGTAAAAAATGGGACAACATACCAAGTGATAAATATTTTAAGGAATTATTAAGAGTATCAAGAGATCAAATAATTTGGGGGTGTCAATATTTTACAAAGTTTTTACCTTCATTTTCACAACCATTAATTTGGGATAAGGGAACTGGAGATAATTACTTCGCTGATGGTGAAATGGCATTTTGTAGCATTAAGGGAACATTAAGATTTTTTAGGCATCAATGGTGTGGAGCATTTAAGGATAGTGAAAGAGGCAATAAAGCTATTCATATTAATCAAAAGCCAATTGCATTATATAAATGGTGTTTGCAAAAATATGCTAATAGATATGAAGATCAGTGTGATAAAATCTTAGATACCCATGGTGGCTCTATGTCTATAGCTATTGCCTGTCATGATATGGGCTTTGACCTGGACCTGTGCGAATTAGATAAAGACTACTTCGATGCTGGTAAAAAGCGATACGAAAAGCATATATCACAGGTTAGAATGTTTTAAGGTAATAATATATGCTATTGACAAACACAAGAGCATGGAACATAATTAAACTATGATTATTAACCCTATACGAATAAAAGCATATCACTGGAAAAAGCCTCCCTCAAAGATTGGCAGAGCTATAGCGATACTAATAATTGTTATAATAATAGCATTTATAATTAACGTTAGATTTCTACATTCCCAGGAATACATTGTAAGCGATTGTAATTTTAGACAGGACACACATGAATAAAATATTTCTTATACTCCTAACTCTTATCTTATACTTTGGCACTAAGAGCAGTACCGTGTACAGAGACTATCAGCTTGAAATAGTAACCGACATTGTTAAAAGTTGCAACGTACTAAATGAAGCTGAGAAGATAAACAAGACTATGGTCTATGCCAAAAAGTACAGTCATGATCCTATAATATTAAGCAGACTTATTAGGGCCGAGAGTGCTTATATCCAGTATAGGTATAACAGTAAAAGTGGAGCAATAGGACTTCTCCAAATCATGACTAATATTCACAAGATAGATGATGCTTTTAACATTGATACTAACATGAACTATGGCGCTAAACTCCTGCGTCAATATTTGTCTATAGACGGTACTTATAAAACTGCTCTGTTAAAGTATGGAGGTTGGATGTGTGATAGGTGGGAGCATCGTAGTAATGAGGCTAGAGAGTATTTAAACAAAGTTCTAGGTAATGATCTAAAATGATTTTCAAATTGATTATACTTTTTCTTCTAAGTATCCCTCCAAAAAATAGGCCCCTGGTGTTGTTTTTGTGTTCAGCACTGGGGGTTTATTTTATGGAAAAAACATTTGACAATAGAGCATATATATATTATAATATATATGTCGTTGGCAGTCGGGGGGAACCCTGGGAAGTCCCCCCTTTGCCTGCACTTTGGGGGTTATTAATGAGCTGGCTTATTAAAGCACATAAAAGAATCCAAGCCGGAGAAGATGAAGAGACTGTCTTAAAAGAGTATGGTTATCTTAAAATGCTATCATGCAGATGTGGCGAACTTATTACCAGTAAAGGCCAGAGATTATGTAAAAGCTGCATGAACGAATATGTAAAGTTACACACCAACACCAAAAGAAGAGATGATTAAATGTAACGTGGTAATATATGGCTAAAAAGAACGCACTGAACGAAAATCAGAAATCATTCTGTAAAGCTTTATACAAGCATAAATGGAATCAAACAAGGGCATATTTAGAAGTATATCCAGATTGCACACTAAAAGCAGCAGAAGCAGCAAGCTCACGTTTGTTAAGCCTTGTTAAGGTGAGAGCATATGTCAAAAAGCTTGGAGAGAAATTTGAAAAGGAAAATATTGTTACCAGGGAAGAGATTGTAGCTGATTTAAAAGAGGTCCGGGATCGGTGTATGCAAAGAGAGTCTGTCAAAGAGTATGATCATGATACAAAAGAAATGGTCGATACAGGAGAATGGCAGTTTAAAGAGAATGGAGCCCTTAAATCAATAGAGCTACTTGGTAAATGCATAGCAATTTTTACCGATAAAATAGAGCATGACGGTGAAATCAATATTAACATCATTAAGCGGATAGTTGATGGAAAAGACAGTTGAAATAAACTATCATAAGAACCAGAGCCTGATATTTGACGATCCTGTACGATTCAAGGTCGCCTGCTGTGGTAGAAGGTTCGGAAAGACGCTTGGAGCTGAGAACTGGCTTGTTGAGAACGTCTTAGAGGATAAGCCCAGAGAAGTATCATGGTGGATAGAGCCTATATACGCACAATCAAAGCGGGTATTCAAAGAGATCAAATATAAATTCGCTAGTGTTATCAAGCGTACTAATGAGAGTGATTTAATAATAGAATTCTACAACAAATCAATCATAGAGTTTAAATCTGCTGATAATCCGGACAACCTCAAAGGTGATAAGCCTAAACGTGTAGTACTGGATGAATGCGCAACAATGAAATCAGAGATATGGACTGAGGTAATAAGACCCTCACTAATGGACCATAAAGGCGATGCTGTATTTATTGGTACACCTAAAGGGCAAAACTGGTTTGCAGATTTATATTACCAGGGAGAAGATCCGCTTAATACTGAGATTAAATCATTCAGATTCACCACGTATGATAATCCATTCATTAACCATGAAGAGGTAGAGAAAGCTAAAAAGGAAATGCCTGAACGCTTATTCCGTCAAGAAATAATGGCTGAGTTCGTTGATGATATAGGAGGTGTATTCCGGGGTGTAAAAGAATGTGTTAAAGGTGCTTTTGAAGAGCCGTATCCGGGTGAAGAATATGTAATGGGAGTTGACCTGGGAAAATATGAGGACTTTACCGTATTATGTGTAGTAAGGAAGTCTGCCGCTCACGTTGTAGCATTTGACCGGTTTAATCAAATCAATTGGGGCCTGCAGGAACAGCGTATATTAGAATTAGCTAATAAGTATGATGCATTCGTGTATATGGACCAAGGCCAGGTAGGTGATGCCGTATTGGAAGAATTATTAAAGAAGTGGTCCCGGATTAAAGGTATCAAGTTTAATAATGAGAATAAGACCGAAATGATTAACCTACTTAGTAATAGAATCGAGAAGGGAGAGATTAGCTATCCAGAAATCCCGGTATTGATTAACGAGCTTAGAATATATCAGTATGATAAGCTCCCGTCCGGTAAGCTTAGAATGAATGCTCCGAGTGGACACCATGATGATACAGTGATAGCATTAGGGCTGGCTATATGGCAATTAAGCGAGTTTGATTTTGAGGGCATAATGGGCGATCTAGTAACAGAGACAAGGAGTGCGTTTTGACAATTTATCATAAAGGTCAATGTATAGGTGCTATTGTTAATATTGATAATAAAAAATATCTGCGTATATGGATTGATAAAGATTGGTTAAATAATTTGGAAACTAATGAACTTGAAATTATTGATTTAGGAAAAGGAGGTGATAGGATAGTTTTAGAAGAAAATATTATAGAGGATAATCATGACTAAAAGGAGTGCGTTTTGAAAGAAAGTATAGCATATAGAGCTTTTAATTTTGGAATCAGGATATATATTGAATTGCCGTTTTTTAGTATCAAAACATCTACAATGAGCAAGTCCTGGGAAAGGTGTGTTTATGAAGTATTGTGCTTTGAGATTAAATTGTTTAAATGGGTTTTTTCTTTTGAAATAACAAAAAAGCCTAAAAACTATGGAGGACAATCATGAGTGATATGTCAATGGATGAACAATACTTACTTAACATCGAAAAGGACCGTATAAGCAAGAAGGTCCGTACAATGGAGTATGACGGCGAGAAGCGTAAACGAGCTTTTCACGATAACAAGAAATTGCAGGAGAAAATCAGGAAGCTCGCAGACGCTAAGATGCGTGCATGTCCTAAGTTTAAAAAGCCTATAGGGGGATAGTATGAATATTAAACAGATAGTAGGATGTTATCTATTATTAGAATAAGGCTTGACAATATGCCTTAATATATGTATAATTACTAAATAGCGTTATAAATACCAGGAACGGATGCTGGGTTCTCTTTTTATCCAGGGAGGGATTTTTTGCCATCTCTTAGACACATTTTTCGAGACTCATTAATTTCAACAAGACTTCAATCATATCTATCTCCTATAATTAATTTATTCAAGATCTCTACACCAACACCACCTACACAAGAAATTCTCACTAAGAGTTTAGATATACAGGCCGGCATGGAATCTGAACTTGAGAACCCCGATAAATTACTTGAAAACAAATCTAAAGACTTACGTTTTTATGATACGATGGGTAGTGACGATAAGATTAAACAATGCCTTGAATTAAAAAAACGTTTAACGCTTTCTAGCGGAGCCGATGTAATCCCTGCAAGTGATGAAGAGCAAGACAAGACCATAGCTGATTTCGTTAAATGGCAATTCGATAATACTACTATTCCTTTTTACGACATACTGGATAACTATCTTGATGCTATGCAATTCGGGTTTAAGGTAGGAGAGATCGTCTGGGCAAATGAAGAGCGTATGATTGAGCGTGGTAAACTAATACCACCTGATTTTACCGGTAAATGGTTTATTGAGAATATCAAACATAAGCATTCTATATTCTTTGATTTTGATTATACCGATTATGGAGAAGTAGATTCATTATATATCGGTAGGAATTTCGGTGATGATACTATCGTTAGCGGGGAAGAGTTAAAGAATAAGTTTTTATCTTTTACATATCCATATCCTAAAGACGGTAACTATTATGGTAATAGTGATCTGCAGCAAGTCTATCCACAGTGGTATGCTAAGTTTAATATATTCCGGTTCCGCAATCAGTATTTAGAACGATATGGAATGCCAATACCTGAAATTATATATGATACTAGAACTACAACATCCGGTGAAAAAGATTCTCTAAAATTAATGCTTAAGAACTTCCAGGAGTCTATGTATTTCCTCACACCCGGGGCCTGGAATAAAGAAGCAAAGGATATTATAGGCAAGTTCAAGATTGTATTGCACGAAGTGAGAAATGGAAGTGCTACAGACCAATACGAACAGGCACTTGACCAACTCGATAAACAGATAGCCAGGAAGTTACTAATACCAGATAAGCTTGGATTCTCAGAGACTACAACTGGTAGTTATTCACTAGGAGAAACTCAATTCAAAATCTTTTGTGCCGTTATTGAGGATCTACAAAGGAAAATGGAAGCGTTAGTCAATCAGCTCATTGTTAAGATTGTAGACTTTAATTATACTAATATAAAAGATTATCCTACATACCAATTCGGTAAACTATCCGACACGGTAGAACAGGAAATGCTAAGGGCGTTAATTGATACAGGTGTTATCGATAAGCGTGAAAGTTGGATACGGAAATACATCGGCATACCTGAACTTGATGAAAAGGAAAAAGAGCAGATAGACAAACAGAAAGAAGAGGATGTCAAGAAGGCCCAGGAGAACATACAGAATCAGGTTGGATTTCCTCCTAAAGATGATTTCCCTCCTAAGAAAGATGATAAGCGTCCAGACGTTAAACAGCCTGATAAGAAAATGAAGCGTACAGTACATCCTCTTAACTTCAAAGCTGTGGAACGTCATTATGATGAAGCGGAGGCCGATTTTATCAGAGACTATAATATTATATGGATGGATAATACCAAGTACCTCATTAAGCAAGTAGAGGGTCAAAAGATTATTGAGAATTCCAAGATTAAGGATGTTGGGAACCTTAAAATCAAAAAGACCGAGCTTAGAAAGCTATATCAGAATTATTACACTAAGTTATATATTACCGGTCGGATAGATGCCATAGAAGAGATACAAAGCCGATATAATAAAATACAGAAAGAAGGCTTTAAAAGAATTGACTTAACTGAAATGAAAGTCTATGAATATATGGATAAGGATTATATTAATAACCTATTATCTAAATATGATGAACTTGGAGAGCTTACAGAGTGGGACGCTTCAGGATTCAAGCTGATTAAAGACCGTGCTTATATTAACGCTGGACTCACTGAATCACAAATGTTAAGTACAGTGTCTACTACAATATATGATGGCGTTAGAAACAATAAATCTATGAGGGATATAATCGGTAATGTTAGCAAGTTATTAACAGATGAAAATAAAAAGTATGCAACTACTATAGCACGAACAGGAGCGAGTGATTTCTATAACACCGGCCGAATGAATCTGTTTAACTCTAAGAACGTTGATCCATATATAACAGCTTATCAGTATATCGCTATTATTGATAATGCTACAACAGAGTTTTGCCGGGCACATGACGAACAGATTATCCAGAAAGACGATCCACAGGTTAGCACTATTAACCCTCCAAATCATTATAATTGTCGCAGCATTTTATCGCCAATATTCTTAGGTGAGAATGCACAGGCCGACAGCTTCTATTATGATTATGAGAATAACCCCGAAATGCCAGTATGGGGTACGAGTGTTCCGGTAACTGCAAGAAATCCAAGCAAGGGATTCGGAGGCTGAAATGAGTATTAGAACAGTAAGTGGTCCCGCAGATATTGGAGTAAATACGGAGCTTGTAGCAGTTTCATTTGAAGGGCATTACTATGCAGCAGGATAAATTATGCAAACAATAACAATAGAGTTTGACCCAGAAAAAAAGACAATCAATAAAGTCGAGGGGCTTGAGAATATAAGCCCGATAGATATAGCAAAGGTATTAGGAAGTATATCTCTCCAGGCGCTTAACAAGATTGACTTAAAGCCCGAAAGCAAAATAGAGGTTGTAAAACCTAAAATCATAACAGGAGTAAGGTAATGGCTACAGATAAAAGAACAAGTGATTTAATAAATAGAACCATGATAGGAAATTAATATGGAAAAATTAGAACGAGGCAAAGGGCAAGGCCAGGGGAATGACAAAGAAGGTGATGGCGGTACTGACTTTTGCTACTGTACTAAATGCAGTTATAAAATGAAACATGACAGGGGTACACCTTGCAATGATTTAAAATGTCCGGAGTGCGGTGCTTCTATGACAGGTACTAAAAGCGAAATGAAGCTTGAAACAAAAGAATTGAGTAATGTAGAGATATTCGAGACAGGGGTATGGAAAGGCCATACTTATACGAATAAAGATTTAGCAGAAATGAAAGAGAATTTTGATAATGGAGTTGCTGAACCATATATCACAGTTGACCACAATTCAAAAGCAACTGGACAATTCAAAGATGCACTTAAAGCTCTAGCACTTGGATTTGTCAAGAAATTAGACCATAAGGGCAATAAGTTAGTTGCTAGTTTTAAACAGGTTCCTAAAGTTATAGCGGAACTTATAGAGGCTGGTCCTCTTAAAAAAAAATCAATAGAATTTTATCGGCATTTTATTGCCAATGGCAAGCCGTATAATAATGTTCTGCAGGGTGTTACATTTCATGGGGCCAATGGCTTACCAGAAGTTAATACGCTTTCAGATTTCCTAAGTCTATATAAGAGCAACTTACAGACTATGGATACAAGTGATAAGGATATAGTATCTATTTCAAATAAAGATAAGGAGGTTGAAAAACCTATGGATAAAATTGAACTAAAACAAGACGAGTATCAAGAAATGCTTAAGAAAGTCTCTCAAGTTGATGTTCTTTCGGATACTTCAAAATCTCAGGCAGAAACAATCACTACGTTAAAAAGTGACTCTGTTAAGATCATGAAAGAGAATGAAATGCTTAAATTAAAGCAAGAGGACATTGACAAAAAGAATAAAGAATCTCTTAAAAGTGAAGCTGAAAAATATATCGCTAAGAAAGTAAATGACGGTATAATTTTACCAGCACACAAAGACTTCAAAGTTGAAGAGTATATCACATTTAAAGCCGATGATGAAAAATTCAAAATCTTTATAGCTGATATTGAAAGCAGAGGCAAGGTAATAAATCTTGACCCTACCAAAATAGTTAATGCCGATCCGTTAAACTTTAAATATGATCCCGAAAAGGTTGATTTTAAAGTAGGCTCTGAAATTAATTATGATGAAGCCGAAAAAACCATTCAGGCCGTTATGAAAGCTAAGAAACTTAGCTGGGAAGATGCTGCTATTGAATGTAACTTTGTCGATCCTGCTGAAATCAATAAAGATGATAAGGCGGTGAAATAATGACTATTTATGTAGACAGAACAAAGAAAGAGTTTAACATAAACGATAGCGCACTAGCATCTGAGGATCTTTCAGACCGTCAATTTACATGTGTTGTTGCCGGTGGCGGTGCTACTGGTAATATGACAGTAGGGTCTCCAGGTGCGGGTGATGAAATCTATGGAGTACTTGAAAATGCTCCTGCTGAAGATGCCATAGCTGAAATAGTAGTAGAAGGTATTTGCGAAGTAAGGTCAAACGAGACTTTTAACGCTGGTATTGAGCTTACTACTGATGCTACTGGTAGAGTCGGAGCAGCCGTAGCCGGTGATTTCGTTATGGGTATTTCGCGCGAAGCGTCACAAAGTATAGGCCATGCGGTTAGTGTTCTTTTAAAGCACTACTACATGGGCGCATAAAGGAGGCAAATAATGGCTTTAGTAAATACTGAAACAATCGTAGACTCGAATAAATTCTTAACCAATTTTGCAACCGGATACAAGCTAGGTAATCCAGTAGCGGATTTTATAGCGCCGGCCTTTAGGGTAAAATATGAAGACGGTAAATACGTTGAATATAATAAAACAATATTCCGTGTATTTGATGATCGTATAAGTGGTTCAGAACATGCAAAAGAGATCCAGTGGGATGTTGATGAAGCTTCTTACAGCTGCTATGAATACTCAATGGAAAAATTTGTATCTGACAAGAAAAAAGAACAGGCAGTTGATCCTATTAGGCTTGACAAAGATGCTACTCGTTTCTTGAAACAATTTCACCATTTGGCACGTGAATACAGGGTAAATCAGATCGCTGGTAATGCCGCTGTAATCACTCAAACTGATGCTATTGGGTCCGCATGGGCCGCTGCCGGCGGTACTCCAGTTACAGACATATTAACTGGTATGGCCACTGTAGAAGCTGCAACAGGTGGTTATATTCCTAACAAGATTATGATTCCCCAGGCTGTAGCGCTACAGATGATCCAGACCACTCAATGGCTAACTTATTTTCAGTACACCGATACTGGATTTAAAAACGGTCTTTGGAATGCTGTATCCGGTTTACGCCAACTTGGACTCGATGTTATGCTTACGAGCGTACAGGGTCTTAGCACTGCTAAACTTGGTTCTAGTGATCCAACAAGCGAAGGTATCTGGGATGATAATTGTTTACTTTTCTATAGTGAAGCAAGACCTTCATTAGAGACTCGTACTCTTATGTACTCACCATTTGTCAAGAAAGACATTATGTTTACCACTCGTGAACCTCGCAGGCGTGGTCAGTATGTTACTATTTATAGTGATATTGATGAACTCCTGGTAGATGCTCAATGCGGTTACTTGATGACTAATTGCGTTTGATTAAATAAGGAAATGAGAGTGGGCTTTATGGTACTAGTCTATAAAGCCTTCTCTCTATTAAAACTATGGCACTAACAAGATACAGCACAAAAGAACAATTAGACTCTAATCTAAACAAGATAAGTTTAAAGCTTACCGATGCGGAAAAAGAAGACCGGATCGACCAAGCCGATAAGTTTATTAAAAGCAAGCTCTCTAAGTTAGTAGATTTTGATGTTATAGATGCGCTCGCTGCTGTTCCCGATTGGCTTAATTGTCTAAGTCAGTATAAATCTTGTGAATTCGCTATTGCCAGGGTGTACGGAGCTAAGAGAGACGCAGCGGAAGTATCAGATTTAAAATATTGGTCTGATTTATTTATGGAATTACTGACTGAATGTCAAAACAATGAAATTGATTTTGGAACGGCTGCAAGCGGAACGGCTACATTTGAATGGGATGCAAGACGACATGTTAAGCCTGCATTTGGCACTACTACAACACCAAAAGAAGATGAAGATAATTATGGAGAATATGTTGACCTTTATGATTTGCAAGATGATCGCGAATATGATAATACAGGTGATGCATGACAACCACTATAAATGTAAAGACCCCAGCAGAATTAAAAGCGGCTTATAAGAGAATTGCT